TACTCAGGACTAATTGAATTTTTTGAAGCAAAAGGTTTGCTAGTAAAGCAAGGCAACCGCTTGCGATATATCACCAAATCGGGCGATGAAATCATTGAATTTCGCAAAAACTGGACAGATGAAAAACTTGACATTGTTATCAATGATTGGAACAATATTGACATTGATGATGAATCTAATGGTCTTCAATCACTTGAAGTTGATTCAAATGGAGAAATCGTTGATGAAAACACAGAAGTTAATGAAGTTTAAAATTTACTAAGTATTATTTTACAAGAGGCATAATAAATGGCAACTAGCGATACAGAAATACTACTTGATGTATGGGACACTCTTAAATCTTTTATTCCTTCAAAGGATAAGATGGAAGCAGCAGAACGTATAATTAAAATTTTTGATGAATTTGGTATTTCGAAACAGGATATTTTCGAAATGACAGAAGAAGATAAAATTTTACAAACTGCATATGATCGTTATTTTTCAAATGATGAAGAATATGATGAAGATGAAGAATGGGATGAATACGACGGATGAGTTGGTATCGTAAAGTTGTTGCTGATTGGAATAATATTCCTGCTTTTTTAGACCACTTTGAAATCGAACTTGCCGAAGCAAAAAAAGAAGTAAAAGTAACAGGTAATATTGAGAAAGCATCTACCCAACTACCTGGCTATGTTGAACATAGATTTGGGCAGTTGCAAGAATTAGAAGCTATATTAGAACATCTAAATATACAACTAAGAAAGAAACGAAGTGAATATTTACGTAAATACCTAGAAAACTATAATAAAGCATTATCAAGTAGGGATGCTGAAAAATATTCAGATGGTGAAGCAGAAGTTGTTGCAATATCTGAACTAATTAATCAGGTAGCACTTATGAGAAATAAGTTTCAAGGAATTACTAAGGGATTTGAAATAAAGCATTTTCAACTTAGTAATATAATAAAATTACGTGTCGCCGGTATGGAAGATGCGGACATAAACAATAGATATTAAGTGAAGTTTAAAATGTGTAAATACATTGCGATTTCGGAGAATGAATAGATGGTAATTAAAGTAGCAAAACGAGACGGTACAAAAAAAGAATTAGACCTTGATAAAATGCATAAGGTCGTATTTTTTGCGTGTGATGGTATCGCTGGCGTATCACCTAGTGAGGTAGAAATTAAATCTCATATACAGTTTTATGATGGTATAACAAGTGCAGAAATCCAAGAAACATTAATCAAATCTGCAGCAGATTTGATTAGTGAAGAAACACCTAATTATCAATGGGTTGCTGGAAATCTTATCAACTATCATATTCGCAAAGAAGTATACGGTTCGTTTGATCCGTGGCATGTAAAAGCGATAGTAGAAAAAAACACCGCTGATGGATTTTATGATTCTGAACTATTAGGTTCTTATAATGATGATGAATGGGAAAGAATTAATACCTTTATAAAGCATGAAAGAGATTTCAATATATCATATGTGGGCATGGAACAATTTCGTGGCAAATATCTTGCGCAAAATCGTGCAACTAAGCAATTGTATGAAACACCACAAGTTGCATATGTCCTTATCGCTGCTACTCTTTTTTCTAACTATCCAAAAGATACCCGTATGAAATGGGTAAAAGACTACTATGATGCTGTGAGTAATTTTGACATTAGTTTGCCAACTCCTGTAATGGCTGGTGTCAGAACGCCACAGCGTCAATTTAGTAGTTGTGTTGTTATCGAAACAGGAGATTCTCTTGATTCAATAACAGCAACATCAGGTGCTATCGTGAAGTATGTTTCACAAAAAGCAGGCATCGGCATTGGCGCTGGTAGTATTCGTGCTATCAATTCGCCAATCCGAAATGGTGATGCTACGCACACTGGTGTTATTCCATTTTATAAAATGTTTCAAGCAAGTGTAAAATCCTGTTCTCAGGGTGGTGTTCGTGGCGGTGCTGCAACTCTACATTATCCATTATGGCATTTAGAAGTAGAAGATTTACTTGTTCTAAAAAATAACAAAGGCACAGAAGATAATCGGGTTCGTCACTTAGATTATAGTGTTCAATTTAATAAACTTATGTACGAGCGCCTAATGACCGGCGGTGACATTACATTATTCTCACCAGCAGATGTTCCAGGTTTGTATGAATCATTCTTTAATGACCAGGACGAATTTAAACGATTGTATGAACTTGCTGAGAATGATAGTTCTATTAGACAAAAATCTATTTCAGCAAGTGAACTATTTTCAGCATTTATGAATGAACGTAAGAATACTGGTAGAATTTATCTTATGAATGTTGACCATGCTAATACACATAGTTCATTCGTTCAAGAGGTTGCACCAGTTCGTCAATCAAATCTATGTCAAGAAATTAATCTTCCTACTAAACCATTGAACAATCTAAATGATCCTGATGGTGAGATTTCATTATGTACACTAGCAGCAATTAATTGGGGTAATATTAAAACACTTACTGATTTTGAACGTGTTGGACGTTTAGCAGTTCGTGGTATTGATGCATTACTTGATTATCAGCGTTATCCAGTACTAGCCGCTGAATTATCTACATTAAAGCGTAGACCTGTTGGCGTTGGTATTATTAACTTTGCATATTGGATGGCAAAGAATGATATGACATACACAGATCCAAACTTGGATATGATTGATGAATGGGCAGAAGCGTGGAGTTATTATCTAATCAAAGCAAGTGTTGAACTTGCAAAAGAACAAGGTGCTTGTACAGGCTCTGATGAAACAAAATATCACAGTGGCATTCTACCAATTGATACACGTAAAATTGATGTAGATGAATTGGTTACACACCGAGAGCGGCAAGATTGGGATGGATTACGTGCTGACTTGAAAGAATATGGTATTCGTAACTCTACGCTAATGGCTCTTATGCCAGCAGAAACTTCTGCACAAATTAGTAACAGTACTAACGGCATTGAACCGCCTCGTTCACTGGTATCAATCAAACAGTCCAAGCACGGTGTACTAAAACAAGTTGTGCCAGGAATCCACAAACTAAAAAACAAATATGAATTGCTATGGGATCAAACATCTCCGGAAGGTTACCTAAAGATTGTAGCAGTTTTACAAAAATATATTGACCAAGGCATTTCAGTAAACACAAGTTACAATCCTGTGTTTTATGATGAAGAAAAAATTCCAATGTCTACAATGCTCCAACATCTTATTATGTTCTATAAGTATGGAGGCAAGCAATTGTATTATTTTAACACATTCGACGGTCAAGGCGAAATTGACATTGACAAACTAATGGACGAACCACTATCAATATCACAAGTAGATGATGATGATTGTGATAGTTGCGTAATTTAAATAAGGGTATATAAAATGAGTGTATTTAATTCACAGAACAAAACAGATCATACTAAAGCATTGGCCTTCATGGATCCTGCAGGTGGCGTTGCTATTCAACGTTATGATATGTTAAAGTATAAGCAGTTTGATAAACTAACAGACAAACAACTTGGGTTCTTTTGGCGACCAGAAGAAGTTGATGTAACTAAAGATTCAAACGATTTTAAGAATCTTACAGACCATGAACGTCATATTTTTACATCAAATCTAAAGCGTCAAATTCTGTTAGATAGTGTACAAGGCCGCGCACCAGTAGAAGCATTTGGGCCACTGGTAACTATTCCAGAACTAGAAGCATGGATCCAAACTTGGACATTTAGTGAAACAATCCACTCACGTTCATACACGCACATCATTCGTAATGTATATTCTGACCCATCAAAAGTATTTGATGGCATGATGGATATTGAAGAAATTATGGAATGTGCTGATGATATTTCAGAATGTTATGACCAACTGATTGATATGACAGCATATTTCAATCTATTGGGCGAAGGCACTCATACTGTCAATGGTAATAAGGTTGTTATTGATAAGTATGAAATTAAGAAACTACTTTATAAAACACTTATGAGTGTCAACATTCTTGAGGGTGTTCGCTTTTATGTTTCATTTGCATGTTCTTGGGCATTCGCAGAATTGAAGAAGATGGAAGGCAATGCTAAAATCATCAAGTTGATTGCACGTG